GGGGCGGCTTCGGCGGCGGACGGCGGTAAGGTCCGTTCTGAAAAATTTTCCAGAATAGCGGCTTTGCTTGCGGACATACTAATTCCGAACCTTATGAAGGAGGAATATTTCGTATGAGTTTCGCAAACGAAAAAGCCAACCACGCCATCGAATGCCACGTGACCCAGTGCAACAACCACTGCGGCTGCGCCGACTACTGCTCGCTCGATAAGGTCTGCATCGGTACGCATGAATGAATCCCATTTAAATGTAGATTCTATAGCAAGCGGAAATCCCCCCTGGTGACAGGAGGGATTTCTTTATTTTGCAATATGCTCATAATACGCCATGAGCTTCTGTTCCGGCCCCGGGCCGTCCTTGTCGAGCAGAAACGCCTTTGCCAGCGCGGCGTAGAACTCCGGGCGGTTGAGGCCGAACTCTACGGCGACTGGGTAATAGTCCGAGTACATCATGTTCATGGTCACGCCCCACGCCCAGCGCGGGACCACTGGTGTCTGAATGCCCATGCTCTCGGCCACGGCCGTTGTCTGTTCCATCGTCCAGTGCGGGCCGGTCGTGCCGTCTGCGTTGCGCATGGCTGCCGCCCACTGCATGGCGGTCGCGCGGTCAAACTCGACCGTCTCCGGCTCGTCGTGGTCCTCGAGCTTATCCAGCCGGCACAGCAGATCTGTGACTGCTGCGGCCTGCTCGACCGTACGCATGGACACCGGGCACTCCGCGATCTCCCGCAGCGCGGCGTGGAGTTTGTCTTTATACGCCTGCATGATAGCACCTCATGCGAGCTTGAGCAGCCCCGTGCAAAGCTCGATCACGGAGCCTGCGGCCGTGCTGTCGGTCGTCGCCACGAGCGTGAATGTATGATTGACGCAGCAGCAGCACCCGGACAGCTCCAGATCCGTCTCCGTGTGGATCTCCGCATTGCCGGATGCCGGCAGCGTGACGCGCTTGAGCGTGCAGGGCAGCGCGACGCCGTCCATGTACCACTGCAGGGTCAGGACGCCCGCGGCCGTCGCCGCGATGACCGCATCTGCGGCCAGATGATACAGGCCGATCTTGACCGTGTCGTAGCTCTGCGGCTCGACCTGGATGGACGAACCGGAATTGACGACCTTTGCCCCGGCCAGCGTCAGCACGTTTTCGCTGTCTGCCGCGAGCAGTTGGGGCGCGTTATTAAAATATCGGACGCAGGATTTTTGATACGCCCGATTTCCATTGCCGTTATTACAAGCCATTTTAATTACTCCTTCCGTTTGGGCTTATGTGAAGGGGCATTATGCCCCGGATAGCTATATCAGGATGGGTCCGCGTCAGCCGCCGCAGCCGCACGGATTGCAGGGCGGGTTCTGGTAGTACCGGCCCAGCTGGCCGAGGATGTACTGCGACTGCATATAGTCGTTGTTCGCGGCTCTGCTCTGCGCGAGCTCGTCGCGCAGACGCTGGTTCTCCTGCTGCTGCAGGAGCGTCCGGGTCGCCTCGCCCTCGGCGTGGATGGCCGTCTTGATCTCGCACGCGTTGATGCTGGCGTTGTAGTTGACGCCGTCGATCGCGCGGAGAATGTCGCAGCAGCACTTCTGCTGCACAGAGATGCCGCTCTCCGTGACGGACTGCAAATCGCGCAGCTCGCCGAGGATGTTGTAGGCGTTGTCCTTGACGGCGCTGGTGACGTCGTATGCGCCCTGACGCGTTGCCGCGACACCCTCGTTGTTCTGGCGCTCGAGGGCTGCAAAGTCCGTCGCACGCTGTACGTCGGCCTGCGTCGCCGGGGCACTCTCGCCGCTGCCGCCGAAGCCTCTGCCCGCGAAGAGCAGGAAGAACAGCGCGATCAGGATGACAATGCCCCATCCGCCGAAGCCATAATCCTTATCCATGGTTTTCCCTCCTTTCTGGGTGGAATGAAATTTGATAGGCGCTTTCGCGCGGTATCACTTGCCGATCTGGCCGACGAGCTCGCCGACCGTCTTGTTTTTGTTTGCCTCGAACCACGCCTCAAAGCCTGGCTGCGAGGCCAGGAAGCTAAGCACCATCTGCGGGCTCTGCCCCTGCAGCGTCGTCTTCGCTGTCTGCAGCAGACCGTTCAGCAGCTTGTTTCCCCCGCCGTTTCCGCCCATCAGGGCCATAATCGGATTTTGCATTGAGCTTTCCCTCCAGTTCTTCGATTTTCCCGGCCATGCTCTGCAGGCCGGCCGTGATCTGTTTCAGCTGCTCCTGCAGCTGGTTTGCCGCCTTTTCCTCTTCTGTCGGCTCCGGGAAGATCCGGAACCGCGCGATGGTCTTGGCCGCCATGCTGTCCGTGCGGATGTAGTACAGCAGGTTCTCGGTCTCGTGCAGCGCGAGCGCGTTGTCGTTCGGCTGCATCTGCAGGTTGTTGATGCTGGCCTCGCTGGCCACGGTCAGCACGCCGAGCTTCGGCGGCTGCGGCGGCAGCTGCGGGCCCTGCGGCCGCGGCATGGGCTGCAGCTGGATCTGCTGCGCGCCGTCCATCTCCCAGCGGCCCGTGTACGGGTTGTACGCCATGCGGTATCGCCCCTTTCTGCTACCATTCTAGCGTTTCCCCGTCCCCGCTGGGGGACAGTTCCGGGACATTTCTGTCCCATTTGTGGGACATGCGGGCATAGAAAAAGCGCCATGAGCCGTTGCTCATGGCGCTTTCTCTTTGTCCGTTTTCCCTACCAGTCGGCGGGCGGTGTTGTAGATGTGCGGCAGGCGGCGGGAGATGGTTTTGCGGTCGACGCCGATCTCGGCGGCCGCGTCCAGCTGCGGGAGCCTGCGCACGATATAAAGCTTCACGATCTGCTGATCGATCTGATCCAGTATGCCCTCGTCAGTGACGCGCTCCCAGTCGCTGCGCGTGAGGTGTTCCAGCTCCTTCGGCAGAGCCAGCCGCGCAGTTATGCTTTCGTCACTCCCTTCGGCCCGCCGTCCTGGCAGGTTTTATCTCATGGCAGCAGCCAGTTTTTTCAGGAGATCATTGCCGTACTTGTAGTCGGCGAGATATTTGATCGTGTTGTCCGCAAGTCCGGCCTTTGCCTTGATGGTCTTCTTGGCGTCCTCGACGGCCTTGTCGACGGTTTCCGTGTCGTAGTCGACCCACGGGAGCTTTCCGTGCTTCTTCCATACACGGCTGTTGTAGCCTCCCTTGACGCCGATGTTGCCGACGCCGGTGATCTGTACGCCATTATCCCAAATTGGCGTACACTCAACGGCCAAGCCGTCTCCGATGTACAGGCCCCAGTGCCCGGGCATCCACAGGCCTTCGCCTGGGACGAGCTTGTCCCAGCCGGATGCGGATACGTCCTTGCACTTGGCGATCATACCGTCTGCGGAGACGTCCGGGACGGCGTTTCCGGCGTAGCGGGCGCCGCCGTGGTAGGCGTTTTTGTTGCCGTTCCAGCCCCACAGGATCCCCTTCGTGAGATTCACGCAGTCAAAGCCAAAGTAGCCCTTTCCGATCAGCACGCGGAATCTGGCCTGCTTTGCGGCGTCGTACCAGTCCGGGTATTGCTTTGCCTTCTCAGTGATGATCCCATCCGTGACCGGAGAGCCGAAGCAGCCCCACATGTACACGGTTTTGTAATTCTTTGCAACGTCGATGTGCCGCCTGACGAGCTCGGAGGCTTTCATGATGCTCATTTCTGCGCGTCCTCCTGCGGTTTGCTTGCCGCATCGATGGCGTCCTGCGCTTTCTGGCTCTGTGTGCCAAAGTAAAACGCGATCACGACGGTGTACACCATCATAAAGTCCTGCGAGATCTTCCCGGCGACTGCCATGTACGCAAATACCGCCGTCAGCACCAGCGTGACGATGGATTTGACGCTCAGCAGATTGCCGAGCCGCTTCTTGATGTTTTCCATATGTATGCTCCTTTCAATCTTTCAGCACGATCTCCGCGATGCGTGCTGCCGCTTCCGGGCCGTATTTCTCGGCCCATTTATCCATGTACTTCTGCGCGTACTTCGCGCGGTTCTCGTTCTTGGCCTTCCAGAGATAGAATCCGCTGGAAGCCGTCGTTTCAGCCAGCACCGCAAGCGTGATCTCCGTCAGGTCTGCGCCTGCCGCGCAGGCGATAATGAGTGCGAGGCTGACGAGCGCGCTGCAGATCAGCCACTTCTTGCTAAACTCCATTGCGTTCGCACTGCGCCTCCAGCTGGTGCAGGAACTTTTTCACATCGCCGTTCCCGCCCATCTTTTTATACTTCTCTCCGGCGATCAGGCGCTCGGCCATTGGCATTTCTTCCGACATGATGGTCAGACGGAGGATCGCCAGATACTGCTCGTCCTGATGCTCCTGCATTTTCCCGAGCTTTTTGTCGATCTCGGCTAGGTGCGCCTCCTGCGTCGTGGCCTTGCCGCGCTTTTTCTGTATCGCGCCGACGAAGGCGTTGACGACCGCCGTCAGCGCGGACGAGCCGAGCACGGCACAGACGAGCGTAACGATGATAGTCTTGGTGTCCATGTTTTTCTCCCTTCTGCCTTGACCGTCAGCGTCCCGTCGCGGTGATCCGTGATCGGGCCTGCGCGTGCGTCATCGTCAGCGTAATGGACTTGGACGCGCGCCCGTCCCAGTCGCGGTCGATCAGCCTTCCGCTGATGTATGCCGGATATTCATTCTCCTGTACCTTCAGATAGATCATTGCCTCTCCCTGTCTCTCCTTTCCTTAAAAGCACCATGCCGCCGCGATGCCATCCACCTCGGACGCGACGCTCCAGTCCGCTTCACCGTTCCATCCCGTTCTGCAGAAGCAGGTGGTGCTGTTGGTCCTCGGCGAGCGCAGATACCACGCGCGGTTTTTCTTCCGGTTGGCCGCCGTCTGGTAATACGTGTACTGCATGCCCTCGCCCGCGTAGGAATGCGTCCGCGTGCCCTGCACCTCGATCTCCGACAACAGGAACAGCGTGTCCTCCGTCGTTTCGATAGCCGAGCTGGCGCTGCCTAACGAGGTCTTCTTTGTCACGGCCTTCATCGCAGTCACGACCTCTGCCGGCATTTTCGATTTGATCGTCTTGAAACCACCGTTTCCTCGCAGCAAGCATCCTGCCCAACCGCCGCTGTTGCTATCGTTGTTGTTCATCTTATACTGCGTCGCGTAAGTCGTGTGCATCTGGAACGTCAGCGGAGCTTTACCAGAGCCGTCGGCGTAGTCATCGTGGTTCTTGCCGATAATGTCGATTGCGTAGGTACTGTTGTTAATCGTCATGTTGCATCTGTCGCCGACGTTCCATGTGTTGGGAACTTGTTTCTCTTGACAGGCCTTAATAATTGCAGCCCAGCTGTTATTTCCGAACACGGGGTCGATCATGACCAAATCGACATTAGCTGTCCCAACCACAACATCTGCCGTCTTTGTTGTGCTTGCTGTCGTTGCTGTTACCGTCCATGTTCCAACCTCGTCGACTATCAACGTGCAGTTTCCACTCGCATCCGCCGTTCCGGAAACCGTCTTGCTGCCCTTCGTAGCCGTGACGGTCGCACCCGCGCTGGTCGTGACGACGATCTGCAAGTCGGGCGCGCCCTCGATGGCCTGCACCGCGCTCACGAACCCATCCGGGAACGCAAGCTGCGCGGACGTGCCGCCCTTCGTGCGGATGGCGTCCGCAACCGCCGTCAGGTCAGCGTTCAGCTGCGCGGAATCTACTGCTTTATCCAATGCCATCAATAGTTTCCTCCTGTCCATTCTGGCAGCGCGGCAAGCACGTCCTGCACCAGCGCGGCCTTATCCGCCGCCGTAAAGTAATCCGTCCCCTTGACAGGCGTTGCGCCCGCAGGCCCCTGCGCGCCGGGATCGCCCTTGTCGCCCTTCTCGCCGCGCGAAGGCTTTCCCGTGTCAGTCGTCCCGAGATACCAGTTTCCGTTCTCGCCGATCGTCGGCGTCACGCCGTCTGCTCCCTTTGCGCCGGTCTCTCCTGGGTTGCCCTTTTCGCCCGGATTGCCCTGCGGGCCTTTGATGTTGACGCTGTCCGGGTTCGTTTTCCCGCCGTCGTTCGTCCAGCTGAGCGTCCCGTCCGCAGCGACCGACGGCGTGAATGTCGTTCCGGCCGCGCCGGTGTCGCCCTTCTCCCCGCGCGACGGCTTCCCGGTGTCGGTCTCGCCCAGATACCAGTTTCCATTCGTGCCGATCGTCGGCGTCACGCCGTCGGCGCCCGCCTGGCCGGTGCTACCCGGTTCGCCCTTCGGCCCCTGTTCGCCCGGATCTCCCTTGTCGCCCTTTGCGCCCTGCAGCGGTCCGTTGTTGACCCACGCCTTCGTCACGCCGTCATAGATGTAAATGTCATACGGTGCAGCCGCGCCCACGCCGTAGGCGTCGCCGACCTCCGGATTCTTGACCGATGCCTGCAGCGCGGAGACCGAGCCGTAATAGCCCTTGACCGTAAAGCCCGTTCCCGTATCGCCCTTCGGGCCGGTCGGGCCTGCCGGGCCCTGTGGGCCGGTCTTCCCCTGCGGGCCGGTTTCTCCCTGCGGGCCAGTCGCGCCCGTGTCGCCCTTCTCGCCTTTCTCTCCCTTTTCGCCGGGTTCCCCCTTCGGGCCAGTGTCGCCGGTCGCGCCCTTCGGGCCTTCCGCGCCTGTCGCGCCGGTGTCGCCCTTCGGCCCCTGCTCGCCCTGCGGGCCTGTCTCGCCCTTTGGCCCCTGCGAGCCGTTTTCTCCCTTCGGGCCCTGCGCGCCGGTGTCACCCTTCGCGCCGGTGTCTCCCTTCTCGCCCTTGACGGTCTCGACGTTAAAGTCAAATGTCTTCCCGTCCGAAAGCGCGATCGTGTACGTCGCCGTCGTCCCGCTCTGCGATTTCTTCGTGATCGACGTGATGCTCGCGCCCGCCTCGCCGGTCTCTCCCTGTGCGCCGGCAGGTCCGGTCTGCCCCTGCGGCCCCGCCGGTCCCGTCTCGCCCTTCGGCCCCTGCGGGCCCATGACCGAGCCAAGATCGATCGTGCTGCCGTCCGTCAGCGTGAAAATCAGCTTCCCCGCGTCCGTAACCTCCACGGCCTTCACCCCGCGGGAGATCAGCCCGCCGATCGTCACCGTGATCTGATTCGGAATCTCTACCCTCATACCTGCTCCTTACTCCACGAATGCCCGGTTCCCGCTCGCCAGCGTCGTCTTGTCGCCGTGCGTGTACCGGATATCGTAGGTGTACTTTCCCTTCGTGAATTTTGCCGTGACCGTCGCGTCGAAGTTCAGCGTGACCTGGTCATTCTCCACCTTCGCAAAGCTGAACGTGTGGACGGTCTGCCGCGTATCGTCCAGAAACACGACCGCCATACTGTCCGTCGTCCCGATCGTGACGGCCTCGCCGTCCTGGTCCTTCAGGTCGAACCGCAGCACGATCGAGAATGTGTCTCCCTCGTACCATCGCAGTACCCCTTTGTCGATCCTCGGGCTCGGATAAGCCCCCGGAATTGGCGTCGCCATGCCGCATCCCTCCTTTTCATCCAGTGTAGCAGACCCCCGCGCCGGATTCACCCCACGCGCACCTTTCCCCTTGCCATTCCCTCCCGCCGGTGCTATACTGGAACCATCAAATACAAGGAGGCTTCCCCATGCTCGACGAAAAAGATATTGAGAAAATCCAATCCATGATCGACCAGGCCAAAGACGACATGCTCAAGCAGTCCGCAGCCAACACCCGCGTCATCATCGAGAGCAGCGTCATGAAAAAGCTGGACCTCCTGATCGAAGGCCAGCAGTCTCTTCTCGAGACCCTTGCGCCGAAGAGCCGCGTCGAAGAACTCGAAGAAGAGGTCTCCTTCCTCAAATCCGTCGTCCACCTGCACAGCCAGCGCCTCGCGGAGCTGGAAAAAGCGCAGTAACTCCAAAACCGAAGGCCGGGGCATCCGCCCCGGCCTTCTTGTTTTACTTGCTGTCTTCCAGCCACTTGTCAATGTCCTTGGACTTCTTGCTCCTGTCAAATCCGATCGCCACATAGGCCGCCAGCAGCTTCTCCTTGAGCTTCTTCCGCTCCTCAGGCGAGGCCGCAATGTACTTCGGCTTGTATTCCGTCGTGATCGCGTTGCCAATATCGCCCTTCTCGGTTCCGTGGTCAAAGTATTCCTTTGCCGCCGCTTTCAGATCCCCGCCATCTTCGATGGTTTGCAGGATCTTGCCGTACTTCCTGTAGTCCTTCCCGCCTGTCCATTCTCTGTACAGCCAGTACGCCTTATTCTCATCCTCGGCGTAGTCGTTCGCAAGGATCTTCTGGATCGCCTTCTCCTGCGTCACGGTCCCGGCGGCGACGGCGTCCTTGATATCCTGCTTCTGCCTCGCTTCCTGCGCGTCCTGGATCTTCTCGTTCATGTAGTCGATCCGCTCCTGCGTGCTCTTCGGTTCCATCTCCGCCTTCTGCGCATCCCCGGCAAGGACCTGATAATAATACTCTGCCTTCGCCGCGTCGCTGATATCATAGGCCTTCAGCAGCATCATCTTGTCATAGTTCTTCTCCAGCTTCCGCGCCGCCTGGATGAACGCATAGGTCTCCCGCTGGTCCTCGCCTCCCTCGGTCATGCCCTGATAGGCGGCAGTCTCCTTTGCGGACAGCGACTTGAACCCGCTCTCCACCCAGCTCTGTGCCTCTTCCGTCGCCGTCTTGCCGAACAGCAGCGCCTGCGCCCAGCTCTTCGCCCGGTCGGCTGCGTTGCCATTGTACACGGGATACTGCAGAATGTCGCGGCCCTCGTTGTCGACCGAGTAGCTGCCGCCTCGAGCTGCCGCCGTCGCGCCCTGATACGCCTTGCGGATCTGCCCGCCGCCGAACGGCGTTGCCAGATACAGGCCCGGTTTGATAAGCTCATCTGTGATCGTCTTTGCCTTCTTTGCGGGGGCCATGTCCTCGTTGCTTGACCAGATTGCTTTTCTGATTTTCGCGAAGCTTGGGATCGCGGAATCGATAGCGATTCGTCCGCTATCAATGTCAACACCCCATTTCTCATCCAGCCCCAGCACGTTGACCACCTGCATTCCCGGCAGCTCTGACAAAATCGCTCCTTCAAGGTTTGTAATAGCCTGTTCCGTACTCGGCTTCTCCTTCGTGAAGTCCCACTTCCCGGATACCGCCGCCTGCACCGTGTTCGGCAGCTGATACCCCGTGAAATCTCCGACCGTATCATTGATGATATCCAGCGGATCCAGCGCCGCGCGCCTGCCCACAATGCTCTCGTAGAACTCATTGTAGATCCACGCGCCGATGAGGAATTTGAACATTGCCTTGGCCAGTGCCGCCACGCCCTTCTTCCGCTCCTCCTGCGCCATATCCTTGAAGATCCAGCTGAGCTCATTGTTGACCTCCAGCTGGAACTGCGTGAACAGCTTCACCAGCGGGTTCCGCGCAGAGTACAGCGTCGGCGTCGAGCCTTTGCTGCGGTCTGCCATCACGCCGGCCGCAAACTGATCCGCCTCCTGCATCGCGCTCGTCTCGCTCATGCCCCGCCGCAGGTTCTGGTAATACCGCGCACGGACGACGCTCCCCGTCGTAAACGTGTCGATGGATTCCATCATCCATCCTGCACCGGCGGAGACTTTATCCATCGTGCTCATGGCCAGCCGCCCGTAGCCGCTGCGGTTGTTGATAAACGTCGACGCAGCGTCCAACCCGTCAGCCGTCTTGTAGTTTTTCAGCGTATCCCACATGCCGCGCAGCACATCCGTTGTCGACACCTGGCTCCACGCCTGTGTGATCGGAATGAAGTTTGTGAGCGCCGAACCCACGTTGGCCGCGACCATGTTCGCGCCCACGCGGGATTCAAACTTCTTCATGACGTTGTAGAATTGTCTCCCAAACGTCTTCTCCATGCCCCGGTCGAGCCGCGACTTCTTTCCCGCCAGAAGGTTTGTGTATTCGTCCAGCTCATCCACGAAGTTGGAAAGCCCATACCGTCCTTCCTTCGTCAGGTTCGTCACCTGCTCGTTGGCTTCGTCCGGGTTGAGGAACGGGTTCATCATGATCGCGTCGATCCGCTGTTTCAGCCCTTCGTCCGATGCCCGATACCGGATCTGCGTCGCCAGCGCCCGCAGCCGCTGAATGTCCGCCGTATGGAAGATCACGTCCGTCGCGACCTCGATGTACCGGTCAAAGCCCTGCAGCGCGTCATACGCCGTCGCGTAGCCGAGTCGGTTCTGGATGTTCGCCATGTACCGGATGCCGGGTTTGAAGTTTGCCGTGAGGCCGTTGATCGTCGCAGGCAGCGGCGACACGTCCCCTTCGATCCCGGCAGCCCTTGCGAACTTCTGCAGAATGCTGCCTCCTTCCTCGTTCTCCTGGAAGTGTGGGAAATATCCCTGCAGATAATTGACCGGCTCATAGCCGTTCTCAATTCGCACCCGGTTCATATCCTGGAACAGCTTGTCGTAGACCTCGTGACAAACCTTCACGGCTGCCCGCACCTTGCCGAGATCCAGATTCGGGTTTTGCTTCTCGAATTCCTGAATGGCCGCGTTCCACTCGTCAAACGTCATCCCCCCGCGCCTTTCGACACGCGGATGCTGCTTGAGATAGTCCCGGTTGAATTCTGCCTCGCCCAGCCACTGCACCGCATAGCTCTCGGATACCAGATTTCCCTTCCGTACCTGCCGGTCGAGCTTCAGCGCCTTGATCCTATTCTGCTGCTGCACGAGGTAATTCTTGCGTTTGCTCTCGTTCTCATGGACGGGCCAGAAATACTTGTCGATAAAAGCATTGGCCTTTTCGTCAGAGACCTTTCCCTTCCGCGCGATATCCCGGATGTTGCGCTCCATCGTCTCGCGCTGGTACTGGATCCCCATGGTCTTGTCGACCCACTTGACGGCCTCGGCTTCCGTCAGCGCCTGCTCAGCAAAGTCCCGCAGCCCCTGCTTGCGCTGCGCGTTCCATGCCTTGAGCTTTAGCGCCAGCATATCATAGTCAGCCTTTGCCTCGTAGACCTTCAGGATCTGCTGCCCGTTTTCCAGCCCTGCCACATAATCCGGGCTTGTCTCCCCGCGCAGCAGCCGGTTCACGATCTTCTGGTCGGCTTCCGTCAGCAGCGTCTTGCTCTGCGCTTTCTCGACCACTCGCCTTGCGTCCTTCAGCTGCGCCCACATCTGCTTCGTTTCTTCCGCTGTCTGCGGAATAGCAAGCTTTTCTTTGGCCTTGTTCTGCGCGTCCAGATACCGCTGCGCCACGCGCAGCCCGCTCGTCAGCCGGTCAATGGATTCCGTGAAATTCGCCTGCTGCCACTTCTTGAAGCTCGCCGCCTGCGGCCCGTAGTATTCATCCAGCGTCTTCTGCACCTTCTGAATGCCGCGCGCCACATCGTAGATCTGCATCAGCTGGTCGCTCGGCGCGGTAACGTCTGCCGGGAACAGCTCCGGCGCCATCTCCTGCAGCTGCTGATACGCCACATCCACCGGCAAACCATCCTTGCTGATCGCCAGTGTTCCCATAGCCGCCTTCCTGAATAGATTGTAGTCTGCGATATCCTGCCGGTCCGTCTCGGAAATGGAGATCTTCTGATCCCTGATGAATTTTTTCAGGTCCCCGTACTGCTCGATATACTGCTGATCCTCCTCCACGCCCGCCTTGTAGGCCGTTTCAAAGAGGTCATTCAGCTTCGCCCGGTCAAGCTGCCCGTCCGTAAAGAACGACCGCAGCGCCTCCTCGGCCATCGGCCGCAAAACCTCCCGCTTCGCCTGCCCCGGCACGCTTAGATTCTCCGCCAGCTCGTTCACCAGTCCGGACTCCAGCCGCCGCACATACTGCGCCGCCTTCTCCCCCATCAGATCCCGATACCGCCCGTCCTGCGCGGACATTTTCCCCTTGACAGTTTCTCCCGTTTTGGATATACTGTTTTTAGAAGAACCTGCGTCGGCGGCGTTTTTGCCGTCAACCCCGGCAGTGAAAGTCCGGGGGGCGTCGGTTCTTCTTTTTTTGAGTGAGAAGGTATAGACGAAATCACCATCATCCCGTTCCATGACGTCCAGGTTGAAGTCGTAAACGCCATTCCGACCCGGCTGTGCATCATCGACATAGTTGATTGCATTTACGAAGTAATGCCAGCGCTCCGAACTCTCGTGCATCCGTGTCTGTTTGAACTCGCCTTTGCTGTTTTCATATCTGGATTCATTCGCAATTTCCCAGATATCATTTGCAAGGTTCAGCGTAATCAGGCGCTCCGTTCTGTTCCCGCGCCGGTTTCCATATGCCATTTTTCCGGCAAACCTCTCCCCGTTCGCTTCCCCGTCGAATCTGGCCGTGATCTGCCGCTCCTTGCCATCCTGCAAAATGGTCAGCTGTAGCGGCTTCTTTGCCCATACATCCGTAATCAGGCGATACATATAGGTCTTCTTTTCTTCCACCGTCATATTGCTGCCGAAATCGCTCTTATACGTTTTCAGTCCGTTTTCTCCACGCCCGACCATACTGTATTTCGCCGGCGGCGCTCTCGCGCTGCCGGATTTTTTCTGCCACTGGCCGACCTCCATCTTCACGTCCGCGCGCAGCTTGTTCGTGCCGTAGTCCGTGCGGTTCATGCCGGCGTAGGTATCCGCGATGATCTCCTCGACGTAGGCGTCCGTGTCGTCGCCGTAGATCCCGGCGTATGCGTCCACATAGCTCTCGATCATCTCCTTTGTGATCTTGCCTTCGCCCAGCAGCCGGTTCCGGATCTTCGCAGCCATCTCCGGCCAGCGCTTGACAAGCAGGTGATATCCCTCGTGCTTCGCCAGCTCGAACGCAGAATACTCCTCGCTGTCCGCCCGGATGAGCACGGAGCCGTCCTCCATCACGGCAGCGTCCGCATAAAACGTCTGCCCGTCGATCTCCTGCGTCAGTTGCCCGGTGAAGAACCGCGCGTTCTGCACGCCCATCGACCGGAAGAACTTTTCCGCCGCCTGGATATCCTCGCTTCTGGCCTCTTGTCCCTTCGGCATGACGCGCACTTTTTGCGCGTTGTTCTCTCCGAAACTGAGCTCCGAAAGCGTTACTTCATCCCAAGCTTTTGCGAGATCTCTTGCACCCTCCGCTCTCTTTCTTCCGGTGTCAGCTCTTTTCTGCTGCGCTGTGCTTTGGCGAACGCCTCCAGCCTGTCCTTCGGCACGCTGACCAGCCTGCCCGACTTGTCCTTCATCAGTAGTCTCGATACTGCCATTGTTTACCCCTCTCTTCCCTGCGGCAAGGCCCGCTCGATAGGCGGCTGCCGCCACGTCCTGATTCATTCCTTCGGCGTAGCGCATGGCCCTCTGCTCGCTCGCGCCGAGCCTGCCCTGCGCGTAAACCTGTCCGAAGCTCTGCGCATACTGCTCCGCCGACATGCCCGTCGTGTTCCCGTTCAGGAAATACGCCGCCGTCGTCTCGTCATAGCCTGCTCTCCGGGCCTGCTCCTGCAAATACTGTTCTTCCTGCTGCGCGGCTGCTTCGTCCAGCGCCTGCTCCGCGCCCGCCGTCTGCTGCCGGGCGTACTGCTCCATGTCCAGCTCGCCCATATTCTCTGTCCCCGGAATGGGCGCAAGCAGGCTGTCCTGATCGTACTGCTGCTGTGCCGCCCGCTGGGCCTGCTGAACGGCCTGAACGCTCTGCTGTGCCCGATTCTGCTCCTGCTCCTGCTCCTGCTGGTACTGCTGCGCAAGCCTCTGGTTCTCCTGCGCCGTCTCCGCCGCGCTCTTGTAGATCTGGAACGTCTTCTCGTCCGCCTCGGCCTGTGCCTGCTCCTGCCGGGCCTGTTCCTGCAGCTGTTCGAGCCTGGTCAGCGTCTCCGGCACGCGCGGCTCCTGCCCTTCGTCCACGGCCGCCTGCTGTTCCTTCGCCACCTCACGCAGCGTGTTCTCCACGGCCTTCTGCGTCACCTCGCCGCCATCGTCCACTGTCTGCTGCAGTTCCTCGGCCAGCTGGTGCGCCTTCGTGCCATCTTCCTGCGCCATGCCATAGTCGATGACGTCCTGCACTTCGCCCGCCTCGATGACCGCTCTGGCCGTCTGCGTGACGTTTGCCTCCAAAATCACGCGGTTCACGCCCGCATACGTCCCGGACATGGCAAGGCCGGACAGGCCGCCCGCGAGGAACGAAAGGCTGTCTTCTTTTGCGAAATCTCCAACCATCGCCGCCAGCGCCTGCGCAGGCGTCTTGCCGTCCGCAATGTAAGCCGCGTAGGCCGACATGACCTCGCCCCGGTCATGCTTCGCTACCACATCATACGCACGGTTGAGCCAGTTGGACGCGATCTCTTCCGCGCCTTCCGACGCAAACGACCGCAGTGCCTTCCTCCACACAGCCTTCCCACTCAACATGTTCTCGATGATATCGCCCACAGAATACTTCTCCGTGAAGCCCTCGATCGCGCCCTCGACGATACCGTCGACCAGCGCGTCCGCGTTGGACTTGCCGTTCTGGATCCCCTCATACACGGAGTCCGCCGCGACCTGCGAGCCCATCACCCAGTTCATGGTCTCCGCAACCGCGTCCTTCGCCCCCGCACCGGCCACGCCGCCAAAGGTTCCCACGAGCCCCGTCGAGACCGCCATGTTGACCGCGCTGTCCAGCGCCGACGTGCCTGCCTGATAGAGGAACTGCCCCGTCGGGTTCATCCCCTGCATCACGCTCCCCCGGATCCCGGAGGAAAGCCGCGTCGCGTTGTACGCCGGGCTGTAGATGTTCGTCGGCATATCCTCGTTCTGATATCCGCCCGCCCACTTCGGCAATACGCCGCGCAGCGATTCCACATTGCCCAGCGCCTTCGCCGGGGCTGTCACCGCCGAGAAAAGCGTTCCCATGATCGGCGTCTGCTGCCCGATCTGTCGCGCCGCCTCATCAAGCTTCTGCGCGTTGTCGTAGTCGTCCAGCACCTTCTGCCATTCCGCCAGCCGCTTGAGCGTGTCGTCGCTGTAGCCTTTTTCGTTGAGCGCCGTCTTCGCGTCGTACTTCGCATACGCCCGCACCTGATATCCGTTCAGTTCCTGCCCGCGGTACTGCCGGAGCAGATCCTGGTCTTCCTTACTCAGGTTCCCGATCGCCTCCTGTGCCCGGGCCAGCACGCTCTGGCTGTCGACCTGCGCCTTGCGCTCCTTCAGCGCGTCGATCTCGTTCTGCAGCTGCGTCACGCTCTTCCCATTTTTCGAAAGCCCGGTCCCGGAGAAATGCGTGTCCGCCTGTTCGATCTCCAGCGCCTCAATCTGCTTGTCCAGCTCCTGCGACGTCCGCCGCATGCCGCGCACCTGATCCCGCTGCACGGTCTGCGCCGCTTTTGCACGCCGGTTCTGCGCATCCACGTCCTCCCGCACCTGCTGCGTGGCCGGCGCAAACCGGCCGGCCAGCAGTGCGCTCTGTCCCTGCAGCGCCAGTGTCCCAAGCTTCAGCCCCTGCGCCGCCTCCACGCCGCGCAGATAATTCTGGTACGTCCCGTACTGCGTCTGCATCGCGGAAGACCGGCTATATTCCTGCTGTGAGACCTTCCCGCTGATAGCCGCCCCCGCATTCTCCGTCTTCTTCTCCCCGCTCGCCCGGCCCTTCAGCGCGGCCCCCGGCTCGATCTGCGCAAGCTCCGCCTCCCGCACGGCGTTCTGGTATGCCATAAACGCTGCATACTGCTTATGCAGCGGATCGTCTACGGTCGTCTGCGTGCTCTGCGCGTTCTTCCCGTAGTCCGGGTTCGGCAGGCCGTACTTGCTCGCGATCTGGATCTGCTTCTGGTTCAGCGTGATTCTCCCGCCGCGATAGGCGGAGGGAGCCTGCTGCGTGCCGGCTCCCTGTCCGCTGCGGATGCTCTCTGCAATCCGCTTTTGTTCCTCTGTCAGAGTGATTCGTCCCATGCTGCCCTCCGTTACCGCTGCCGCAGATATGTCGCGCCGTAGTATTCCAGATATGCCTTGAACGTATTGGCCTCCAGCGCATTGTAGCCCTTGCTGTTGAGGTAGTTATCCAGCGTCCGGCTGTCCAGATATACATTCGGGTTCTTCGCCCGGTACGCCTGCGCCGCTTTTGCAAGCGTGTTGTTCTTCTTGTCGCTCAGCTTGGAAGATGAACTGCTTCCGCCGCCTCCGCCGCCGGATTTCTTCGCCGCAGCCTGCTCCGCCGCCAACGCCTGCAGGTAGGCTGCGTTCTCGTTGTTTGCCTTCTGCGCCCAGTAGTCGAGCATCGTCGCCCACTGGCTCTGGTCCAGCGACCGCTCCGAGTTGTACGCGCTCCGTGCATCCGAAAGATCCGAATAATAATCGCTGACCGTATCCCGGTACCGGCCGTAGTCCGTATCTTCCCGGCCCTTCACGAGGCTGTACTGGTTATAAAGGTCCGTCCCCTCATCCTGATACCGCTGATATGCCTGCTGCTGCAGCTGCGGCACGATGTCGTTGAGGTTCTGCAGATACGCATTGTACGCCTGCTGCCCCACCTGCTCACCGTAGGTTGAGCCATAGCCGCCCGTGAGTGCCGCCGCCTGCCCCATCGTGTCCTGCATGGCAAGCCGCCCGAGACGCTGATACTGCTCACGGTACTGCTGGTACAGAGGATCCGTCCCCATGTCATAGCTGAATTTCTTCCGGTTCCGGATCTGGTCATACAGACTCGTCAGCTCATCGTCCCAGCGCGATTGATACGCGCCCGGCTTGCTGGCCTTGACCTGCTCCAAATACGCCTGCGCTGCCTGCACGCTGCCCGACGGCGTGTACCCGCTCTCCAGCCCGTTCAGCTTGCTTCTCGTGTAGTCCGACACGCCGGACATGGTGTAAGGGCTGTTCCTGGTCTGATAGCTGCCGCCGTAGTTCCTCGTCGTCTGGTTCTTGTTCACCAGCTGCGACTGGTAGCTGCCGTCCGCGTTCACGCCCGTGATGCGGTATGTGCCGCCGCCGGTCACGACCTCGTCGCCGGTCGAAAGCCCAGCCGGGGCCCTGCCGCCCGACTCTACTCGATATACGCTCATAGTCTCACCGCCTTAAAGCTTGAAATGTGTCGCGTACTGCTTCGGCATGTACGCCTGGTTGTAGGCGTTGAAGTACCCCTGATAGTAGCTGTTGTACTTCGCCGCCTCGTTCGCATATTTTGTCGTCTCCCCGTTGGCGTCGCAGATCTTCATCCCCAGATACCAGCGGTAGATCTCATCATACGGCCACGGGATCAGAAGCTGGGTCTCTAAGTCCACGTCCTCCCCGTAGCCCGTAAACGGCTCCGGTTCCTTCTCGTGCTCGTGCGTACAGATGATATCCCGATACACAATCCCGTCCAGCTCCGACAGCCACCGGACCTTATCCGGCGTCTCGTACTGGTTCGGCAGTAACCGGTCGACCGTCTCGATCGCTTCCCGAATTTTCATTTTTCCTCCTTACCAAAAGAAGGGGCATTTCTGCCCCTTCCTCTGCTTCATGCCGTCATGGGCATTCACTTGTCAGTTGTCCGCCTGCGCGCGGCGGAAAGCTTCTTCCTCTGCCATCCGCGCGTTCATCAGGACTTCATACACCGGCAGCGGGACCTGCACGTCCTTGCCCTTCGGCACCATGAACGTCCGGCCGTTCACCGCCACGAAGCGGCTCTGCTCCTCGTTCTCCTGCCCGCGGGGCAGGTAGATCGTCTTCATGACGTTCCACACGTCTTCCTGGTTTGCCTGTACAGCCGCCGCGGCGGTCTCTTTCGTTGCCATGCTATGTGCTCCTTTCTCAGTTCGCCTCGTCCGTGCCGGAGTATGCGCTGCAGCTCTCCACGCGGACCATGCGGTCCTCATACAGCAGCTTCGCCGCCATCTCGGCCTTGTAGCCGACGGTCGAGAACTGGTTCAGCGGGCCGCCGATCTCGTCCTTGCCCTTGACGATCATCTCAAGATTGCCGCCCTCCGGGTCGATCATCTTGTATGCGTCCTTGCCGAGGAACAGCGTCGCGTACACGCTGTAGTAGACCGCCGTTCCTCCGTCAGACGCTGCAGTCTTGACCGGGCATGTCGAGTTGTTGAAGATCTTCGCTTCCGTCGTCTCGACAAACCGGACGCCGTGCAGCTCGCCGATCTCACCCGAGAACAGCGGCGTGACGTCTGCATACTTGTGCGCCTCGACCCAAGCGTCCGAGGACCGCAGGTCGTATGCGACCGACGGATGGATGATCGCGACATACTTGCCGTCGATCTTCGGAGCCTTCATTTTCTTCAGCGTCGTCACGGCCTTGTTGACCTCGTCCGGCGTCAGCTTCGCCGTCAGGTCGAGGCCTGCGCGGCTGGTGACTGCCGTATGCGCGCCGCCCTCTGCGACCTTGTCGCAGTACTGCACGTTCGAGCCTGCCACGACCGCGTCTCGCACGCGCTTGTCGATGGACGTACCGGCGGAAGCGCCGAGCTCTTCGGTCGCACCCAGGATGACGTTGTCCAGCGCATGCAGCTCCAGCTGATCGGAGACCGTCACATACAGGCCGATCTGCTTGATCGCGCCGGTCGTGCTGGTCTGGCCCATCTTCTGTCCGGTCGGGATGACGCCTTCGGTCAGCTCCTCCGCGTCCTTCAGCGTGTTCCACTTGCGCCACTCGACGGTCTTGCCGTGGTTGCGCGGCAGCGCCTGACGGCCTGCCAGCTGCGCATGCACGAGGTTCGGCCGTGCGTTCTCGAGCAGCTGCGTGTCGTAGAACGTCTTCATGGTCGGCGCGAGCGTGTCGTTGCCGCTGAATGCGGTCGTCTGGCCGGTGCCTGCGTTTACGTAGTTGCCGGTCGCGTTGACGAGCGTACCGGCGTCAGCAAAAAACTGAAATCCGACTTTGGATTTAAACATGATTTCTTATCTCCTTTCTCAGGGGATCACTCGTTCCCCTCTTGCCGCGCGGCGGCGCATGTCCTCCACCTCCGCGCGTGACCAGTGTGTTTTCATCGGGACGTTCTCTCCGCCCGCAGCGCCGGAGCCGATCTCCTGCGGCCGCGCGCCCTGCGCCTGGATGGTCCGCATGACGTTCTCCCGCGCCTGGTTCGCCACCAGCTGCGCCTGCGCCTGTGCGATCTCCTGCTGGTGGATGACCTCATAGGCCGTCTTCGGCGGCACGCCCGCGCCCATGAGCCGCGCAAAATCCGGGTTCTGCATCTCGGTCTCAAAGTCTGCGCCGTACCGCGCCGTTACATCCCGGGCAAAGTCTGCCTGGATCCCGGCGAAGGCTTCTCGCATCTGGTACTCCTGCAGCTGCCGCCGCATGGCCGTATTCTCGGCCCTGCCGGCGTACTCCTTCTTGAGGGCGTCCGCCGACATGCCCTTTTCCATGGCCTCTGCGCTATAAAGCCGCTCGTCAGCGGAAAAGCGCTGTGCCAGTGCCGCGAAGTCCGTCTTCCGCGGGTCCGACGTGTCGATCCCATAGAGCGCGCCCAGCTGGTCGATGATCGGCGCCATCGCCTCGGCCTGCCCCTTGTACTGGTTCAGCCCGCGCACGCGCTGCTTTACGACCTTCTGCACCGCAGAATCAAAGTCCTGCTTGTACCGGCCCCGGATCAGACTGTCGAACGTTTCTTCCTGTGTACCCTGTCCCTGAGCGTCGGGGACGTTGACCGGCTGCTGCTGCACCTGCGCCTGTGCGGCTGCCTCCTGCCCGCTCTGCTGACCGGCGACGTCAGCTGCGCCCATGGTCTGAGCGCCTGCGCCCGTGAATTCGCCTTCCATGCTGTAAATTCCTTTCTGGCGTTTATTCTAAAATCATCGTAGCACAAACTTTTCCCAACTTCACCCCACGCCAGGCAGAAATAATCTCGCCGGAATGGGCCGCCGCAAGCGGCGGCTCTTATCCTCCAAGATCATTTCTTTTTTTCCGACGCGCAAGCCGAGCTTGTGCGTCGGTTCTTATCCCGGCTGCGTGCTTTCTTCCGACTTTTTGCGCGCATTCTCCACGATCTTCGGCTCCTGTGTCTCGCCGGTGTTGATCTCCGGCTTCTCCGCTGCCGCGGTGCTCGCCTGCGGGACTGCCTGTCCGCCCTCCTGCAGGATCTGCTGCGCCAGTCCCTCACCCATGACCGGATCGTACCGGTCCGCCAGTGCGAGCGCCAGCTGCTGCCACTCGACCAGCCGCTGCTGCAGGTCCGCGTTCTCCTGGACCTTCTGGATGATTGAGTCCTTCCCGTCAAAGTCCATCATGTCGAGCGTTGCAAGCGTCTGGTCCACCATCTGTGGGTTGAAGAACCCCAGCTGGAAGAACTGCAGCGCCAGCTCGTTCTGCGCCATGGACGTGTACTCGCTTGCCTTCTGCGCCGAGACCTCAATGTCGAAGACCGGTTTCCGCAGCCCGTCCGGCTGCCCGTTCGCGCCGTAGAGCGTCTGCGGCTGCAATCCCTGATTGCTGTACTGTACGAACTGCTCTGCCCCGCGCTGCCCGATGATCCGGAACTGCCGCGGAAGATCATAGAACTGCCGGATGCGCTCAATGACCATCCGGATCATCCGCGCGTAGGCCCGGTAAGCCGACTTTGTGGAGTCCTTGCTGCTCCGGCCGGACGCTTCCTGCAGCGCTGCAATGGCCGAGGCCGCCGTCACGCCGGAGCTCGTCGCGCCGTTGTTGACGTCCGTGTTTCCCGTTGTCCACTTGAGCTCCTCGATTTTGTTCTGCAGAATGGCGATATAATTGCTGTTGAGCATGTTGACCGGGATCGGCTGCAGGCTGTCCTGCCCCAGATTCCCGTCCACATGTACAAACGGCTTCGTCCAGTCCGCGAACTCCTGCTCATTGACCGACCCGTCCGACCGTTTGAACCACCTTGGCGTCGTCGCCATGATCGCGTTCTTCACGATTGCCTGATTCATCCGGTCGATCTGCTCCTGCGTCGACTTGCCGATGTCGATATATCCATACCCGGCAATGCTGCCTTCCACCGGGAACAGCGCGTCGACCACGAACGGGTATTCCCCGTCGTCATACAGGCCCGTCTCCGCCATGGGCTTTCCGACCGGCTGCTGCACGATGCTGCCGTCCGGCATGGTCATCGTGTCATACCGCTGCTCTGTGTCGTTCTCTGTCGCCTGCAGGATGGTGTCGCCCACCAGCTTCGCGAAGTGCAGCACCTGCCGTCCGTTCTGATATTTCTTGTAATACCAGTCCACCACCATCGACTTGTTGTCAAAATTGATGACGTCGTCCGTGTTGTACTTCTGCTGGATCTGCGGATTGGAGTTAAGCTTTCCCCGCAGCTCCGGGTACTTCTCGACCAGCAGATCGTTGTCCACCATCTCCGTCAGGAAGATGTTCTTCGACTTCTGCAGATCCCGCACGCCCGGCTCCCAGAAAAAAGACAGAATATCCACCGGCTGCACCGAGATATCCCCGAGGCCGTTCAGCTTCGAAGAATCCCACTTCACGTGCCAGATGAGCGTGCCCTGCTTGAGCTTCGTCCACTGGCTGTCCGAATAGACCTCTTCGAAGTCGTTCTGTTCCAGAATGACCGGCAGCACCGAGGAAAGCTTCGCTGCCTCCTCCCGGTCGTCCGGTTCCCGCGGGCGGATGGCCGGGGCCGGATAGGCCGCGATCGCGTCCGCGTGCTTGCCCATGATGACGTTGAAGAGCCACGCCGACGTCCACTTGTCATCCTCCGGGTTTCCCTTCTGGATCCGCTGCCAGCTGCGCATGCGCCACCAGTCCTCCGACGCAATGACCCGCGCCTCCAGCGCGCTCTTGCCCTGCCGGTATTTCTGCAGCGTGTCCATGGCCTTTCTGGCCTGCTCTTCGCCGATGGCCTTTCGCGCCGTCAGCCCGCTTGCCGTGTCATTCTGCATGGTCGTCTGCATCTGCTCTGTCTGCATTGTCCGCTTCCTCCTTCCGCAGGTCTTCCGCCGTGAGTCTTGCCACTTCGTTCTGGATCCCGTCCAGCACAAAGCCCACGATGACCGGCGGCAGCCCCGCCTCGTTGATGGCCTCGATCAGCCGCCCCCGCAGCCGCACCACTGCTTTTGTGATATTCATAGCTCCTCCTATCCGTTATAACTGCTGATTGCCCGGTTGAGCGCTTCCTTGAGCGCAGAATAGCTGTTTGCAAAGTACGTCGCTTCCAGCTTCGTCTCTGCCGATACCGTGCTGACGCTTCCCGCGCCTGTCAGATTCCCGATGGCGTTTGCCGCCTCGTTGTAGATGGCCGCCGTGATCGTCTGCCCGGCATAGGCCGTCGTGAAGGAAATGCTCCCGTAGCCTCTGGCGGCCCGGACCTCGTTGATCTTCGCCGTCAGCCGGTTCCAGCTCGCCGCCGTCAGGTATGTCACGGCCTTCCCCGCCGCGATATACGACGCATCGTCGCTCGTCCACGCGAAGGCCGCGATCTGTGCCTTCGTCTCGCCGGATACGGTGTTGGATGTCTTCGAATCCGTCCCGGCCTTGTTGACGATCCAGAAATAATACGTCGTGCCAGGGTCCAGCCCCGAGACCGTCACTGGTGAGCTGCCGATCGACTGCGAGCCAATGGCCGTATAGCTCGTCTTTCCCCAGTAGAGCGTCCAGCTTCCGTACCCGCCGCCGTTTTTGTCCCACGTGACCGTCGCCGTGTTCTTCGTCAGCGTGACCCCGCTGATGTATGGTGCGACTGCCGTGATCTTCGTCTTGTAGTACACGCGCACGGCCTGCCCGCTCGTAATGGGGATCGTCTCCGTCGCCGCGTGATTTGTCGCATACCCTTCCGACGCGAGCCTGAAATACTGGAATTCATACTCCTGCGAATACGTCTGGTACTGCGTGCCGGACATGGACAGGAAGAACGAATTGCCGATCGTGCCGGAGACGGACCCGTCTGACAGCGTGTGCTGCCCGTCCAGGTAGTTGTAGATCGGAATCGTCGTGGTCTTGCTCTGGTAGTAGACCTTTACGGTCTGCCCTTCCTGGATGGGGATCGGGTAGCTCGCTCCATGCTCCGTGTTATAGTTCTGCGACGAGAGCCGGAAGTACAGGAAATGATACTGCTGCGAGTACGTCTGATACTGCGTGCCCGCGGCCGAAATGTAAAACGTATCTCCGATATCGCCTTTGAAGGACCCGCTCGCCAGCTGCGTCAGGTTATCCAGGAAGTTTAGAATGCTGACCGTCGCCTGCGAGGTCGACTGTGCCAGCGTCCGCACGCTGATGGAGTTTGTCTCGGCGACAAGCGCCCCCGTGCTGCTGTTGTAGATCCGCACGCGGCAGATATACAGCGTGTCCGGTGTCAGACCAGTAATGACCCGGTGGGCCGTTGTCGTGCCCGCGGTCGTGTCTGTCACGGTCGCCATGACCTGTCCCGCAAGGATATATTCATATTTCCGTTTGTACTTCGTCGTTGACGACATACCGGATACCGTCAGCGTGATACTTGTCGGCGTACCCGATGCTCCGGATAGCGTTGCCATTCAGCCAGCCCCCCTTATCCGAACACCGGCGTAATGCCGCTTACGCCGCCGGAGGCGGTAAACCGGATGCTCCCGTCCGATTTTATCTGCATGCTGGCCGTCCCCGCCGCGTTCTGCAGATACACATCACCGCTCGTCGACCGCACACGCACCGCCGGGCCGGACAGGTCGACCGCATAGGCCGCCGAGCTGGAGGACGTAAACTGCAGACTTCCCTCCGCTCCTCCGATCGTGCCGTTCGAGAAGTTTGTGCCCGCGATTTCAAGCCCGTCACTGATGATGTTGATCTCATCCATGATCTGCTTGAGCTTCGTCTGGATGCTCGTACCGTCGAGCTTCAGATCCGTTGCGTTGATCGTTCCGCCGATCTCAGCCCCCGTGCACGTCAGCTTGCCGTTCGCGTCGACCTTGAATTTGTCCTTG